GATCCACCAGGCACCGGGGCCGATGCTGGCTGTCCAGCCGACGGTGGAACTGGCGAAACGGAACTCCCGCCAGCGGATCGACCCGCTGATCGACGAGAGCCCGGAACTGCGGGAGCGGGTCAAACCGGCACGCTCGCGGGATGCTGGCAACACGATGCTGTCCAAGGAATTCGCGGGCGGCATCCTGATCATGACCGGTGCGAACTCGGCGGTCGGGCTGCGCTCCACCCCGGCGCGCTACATCTTTCTCGACGAGGTCGACGCCTATCCGGCGTCGGCCGACGAGGAAGGCGATCCGGTGACGCTGGCCGAGGCGCGGTCGCTGACCTTTGCCCACCGGCGCAAGGTGTTCCTGGTCTCGACCCCGACGATCCGGGGGCTCTCCCGGATCGAACGCGAGTTCGAGGCATCGGACCAGCGGCGATACTTCGTGCCGTGCCCGTATTGCGGGCAGATGCAGTGGCTGAAATTCGAGCGGCTACGCTGGGAGAAGGGCCGGCCGGAAACGGCGGACTACCGTTGCGAGGCCTGCGAGGTGCCCATCGCGGAACACCACAAGACGGCGATGTTGCAAGCGGGCGAATGGCGTCCGACCGCCACGGCGGCCGATCCGAACACCGTCGGCTATCACCTCTCGGCGCTCTATTCACCCATCGGCTGGCTGAGCTGGGAGCGGATCGTGCGGGCATGGGAGGCGGCCCAAGGGTCGGACGAGGCAATCAAGGCGTTCCGCAACACGATCCTTGGCGAGACATGGGTCGAGACCGGCGAGGCGCCCGATTGGCAGCTGCTTTACGACCGGCGTGAACGCTGGAATCCGGGCATCGTTCCCGCGGGCGGATTGTTCCTGACCGCCGGGGCGGACGTGCAGAAAGACCGCATCGAGGTCGATGTCTGGGCCTGGGGGCGTGGGCTCGAAAGCTGGCTTGTCGATCACGTGGTGATCGAGGGCGGACCCGACCGGCAGGATGCCTGGGGCGACCTGACCGAATTGCTCAGCCGTACCTGGCCGCATGAGCGCGGCGCGCATCTGAAGATCGCGCGGCTTGCCATCGACACCGGCTACGAGGCTCCGGCGGTCTATGGCTGGGCGCGGGCGGAGGGCTTTGCACAGGTCGCGCCCGTCAAGGGCGTCGAGGGGTTCAATCGGGCAAGCCCGGTCTCCGGGCCGACCTATGTCGACGCCACCGAGGGCGGCAAGCGCCTGCGGCGGGGCGCGCGGCTTTGGACCGTGGCGGTCTCGACGTTCAAGGCCGAAACCTACCGCTTCCTGCGGCTGGCCCGGCCGACGGCGGAAGAGCTGGCGGAGGGCGCCGCGTTCCCGCCCGGCACGGTGCATCTGCCCGGCTGGGCCGACACCGAGTGGATCCGGCAGCTGACGGCAGAGCAGCTGGTGACGGTTCGCACCCGGCGCGGCTTCGCCCGACTGGAATGGCAGAAGATCCGCGAGCGCAACGAGGCGCTGGACTGCCGGGTTTACGCCCGCGCCGCCGCCTGGATCGCGGGTGCGGATCGCTGGTCTGAGGAGAAATGGCGCGACCTCGAGGATCAACTCGGCGTCGCCGACGCATCTGCGGATCCCGCAGGGCAGATAAACAGGCAAGCGCAGACGTCGCAGGGCAAACGCCGGTCCGACTGGCTCGGACGGCGTGGAGGATGGTTTTGATGGCAGACTGGACGGAAACCGAGCTTTCGGCGCTGCGCCGGGCCTATGCCAGCGGCACGACGCGGGTCAGCTATGACGGCAAATCCGTCGACTACGGCTCGGCTGAGGATCTGCTGGCGCGCATCCGCACCATCGAGCGCGCCATTGCGGCCACCACGCAACCGGTGCCAATCGCCGGGCTTGCGGGCTTCTCGCGCGGAGATCGCTGATGGCAGCCAACTGGTTCGATCACGCCATCGCCACGGTGGCACCGCGCATGGCCGCGCGCCGCGTCATGGCGCGTCAGGCCTTCGAGACCCTGACGCGCGGCTATGACGGCGCGGCCAAGGGGCGGCGCACCGATGGTTGGCGCGCGCCGGGCACATCGGCCGACACCGAGGTTGGCGTGGCGGGGGCGCTCTTGCGTGACCGGATGCGCGATCTGGTACGCAACAACCCGCACGCGGCCAAGGCCGTGTCGGTGCTGGTCAACAACATCGTTGGCGCGGGCATCATGCCACGTGCCGCCAGCGGCGATGACAAGCTGGACCGCAAGGTCGATGCACTCTTCGCCCGGTGGTCGGACGTCGCTGACGCCGATGGCCAGCTCGACTTCTACGGGCTGCAGACGCTGATCTGCCGGGAAATGGTCGAGGCAGGCGAGGTGCTGGTGCGCCGCAGGCTGCGCCGCGCGTCCGACGGGCTGCCGGTGCCGCTGCAATTGCAGGTGCTGGAAGCCGATTTCCTCGACGGGGCGAAGTCCGGCGCCATCGGTGCTGGCCGCCTCGTCCAGGGGATCGAGTTCGACGCGATCGGCAAGCGCCGGGCCTATTGGCTGCACGCGGAACATCCCGGCGATGCCTACGGCGCCTTGCGTAGCGCCACCAACAGCCGCCCGGTCCCCGCGACCGAGATCGCCCATGTCTACGAAAAGCAACGCACACAGGCGCGCGGCGTCCCCTGGGGCGCGCCGGTGATCCGCAGCTTGCGCGATCTCGACGATTACGAGGTGGCCGAACTGGTTCGCAAGAAGACCGAGGCCTGCGTCACCGCCATCGTCTTCGGCGACGACGAGGCGCAACAGGGCATCGCGCCTGCGGTGATCGATGCCGACGGCAACCGGGTGGAGCAGTTCGAACCGGGGCTGATCGCCTATGCGCGCGGAGGTAAGGACATCCGCTTCAACCAGCCCTCCGCCACAGGTGGCTATGGCGAATACAAGCGTGCGAGCCTGCACACGATCTCGGCAGGCTTCCGGGTGCCCTACGAGCTTCTCACGGGGGATCTCAGCCAGGTCAACTATTCCTCGATCCGGGCCGGGCTCGTCGAGTTCCGACGTCAGATCGACGCCGTGCAGTGGCAGCTGTTCATCCCGATGTTCTGCGCCCCTAGCTGGCGCTGGTTCACCGAGGCCGCATGGGCGGCTGGGCAGATCCCGTCGCCGGATGTCCCGGTCGAATGGTCGCCGCCGAAGTTCGAAGCGGTCGATCCACAGAAGGACGCGATGGCGAACCTGCTGTCGATCCGCTCTGGCACCATGACGCTGGCCGAGGTGATCGCCCGGCAGGGCCGTAACCCGGACGCCGTGCTGGCGGAAATCGCCGCGACCAATGCCAAGCTCGACGACCTCGGCCTCGTGCTCGACAGCGACCCGCGCCGCGTCACCAAAACCGGCAGCGCGCAGGCGAGTGATCCGGCCGTCGATCCGACAAACGACGTGGCCGCGGACGCGGATGCAGACCCGGCGCAGGCCGACCAACAGGACTGACCTCATGGACACAATGATCGAACTGCCGGCCATGCGCCGGTCGGCGGAGCTTGCGCCGAACACCGCCGATGCCGACAGCCGCACCGTCGAAGTGATCTGGTCGGCGGGGGCGCGGGTCCGCCGCTCGACGCTGTTCGGTGAGTCCTATGACGAGGAACTGAGCCTCGACCCCGCCCATGTGCGGCTGGATCGGCTGAATGCGGGCGCGCCGTTTCTGAAGGTGCATGAGATCGACACGCTGGATGCCGTCATCGGCTCAGTCGTGCCGGGTTCGGCGCGTATCGAAAACGGGCGCGGCATTGCGCAGGTCCGGATCAGCGAACGCGCCGATGTCGAGCCGATCTGGCGCGACATCCAGGCCGGGCACATCCGCGCGGTCTCCATCGGCTACCAGGTCCACCGCTTCGACATCTCCAAGCCCGATGGCGGGCGCGAGCTGTGGCGGGCGGTCGATTGGACCCCGTTCGAGATCTCGGCCGTGCCAGTCGGTGCGGATCCCGCCGCAGGCTTCCGCGCCAAGGGCGAACATCACGACTGCGTCCTCCATCGCCGGGACGCTGAAACCAGCGAAGGAGCATCCCCGATGACCGACAAGACGACCCCGGCCGCCCCGGCCGACGACACCCCCGACACGGCAGCGACCGAGGAGATCACCATGCCCGACGACAAGACCGGCGCGCCCGAGGCGCAGACGCGCGCGGCTGAGACGCGCTGCCAGCCGAAGGCCCCGAAGCCCGAGGCCCCGGATACCGAAGTCATCGCGACCCGCGCCCGCGAGGCCGAGCGCGACCGCGTCTCGACCATCTACGATCTGGCCGGGCGGCTGAACCTCGAGCGCAGCTTTGCCGAGGATCTGGTGAAACGTGGAACGGATATCGACGAGGCGCGGCGCCTGATCCTCGACCAGGTCGCCGCGAAGTCGGACGAGACCCGGACCTTCCCGCATGTCTCCATCCCTCTCGGCGGCCGGGACGAGCGCATCACCCGCCGCGACGCGGTGGCGAACGCGCTGCTGCACCGATACAGCCCGACGCTGTTCCAGCTGGAGGACGCCGCCCGGCAGTACCGCGGCATGACGCTGCTGGAACTGGCCCGCGAAAGCCTCGGCAATGCGGGCGTCAACACCCGCGGCCTTTCGCGCGACGAAGTGGCGACGCGCGCGCTGCATTCGACGTCCGACTTCCCCGAGATCCTGTCGGTGGTGACCAACAAGACCCTGCGGCAGGCCTACGAGGCCTATCCGCGGACCTTCATGCTGTTCTGCCGTCAGGTGCTGGCGACGGACTTCAAGGCGATGCACCGGGTCCAGCTCGGCGAGGCCCCGCAGCTGCTCGAGGTCGGCGAAAGCGGCGAGTTCAAACGCGGCACTCTCGGCGAGAGCAAGGAGAGCTACAAGGTCAAGACCTATGGCCGGGTGGTCGCAATCACCCGCCAGACGCTGATCAACGACGATCTCGACGCCTTCACCCGGATCCCGGCGATGTACGGCAACTCGATCGCGCAGCTCGAGAGCGACGTGGTCTGGGGTATCATCACCGCCAACCCGGCCATGTCCGATGGCAATGCGCTGTTCCACGCCACCCACAAGAACCTCGCGGGCACCGGCGCGGCGCTGGCGGTCGATGCGGTGGGGGCGGCCCGCGCGGCAATGGCCAGGCAGACCGGGCTCGACAAGAAGACGGTGCTGAATATCCGGCCCGCCTTCCTGATCGTCCCGGCGGCGCTGGAGCTGAAGGCCGAGCAGATGGTCGCCCAGAACCTCGTGCCCGCCGCGACGTCCAGCGTTGTTCCGCAGTCGATCCGCACGCTCACGCCGATCAGCGAGCCGCGCCTCGACGCCGCCAGCGCCACGGCCTGGTATCTGGCCGCCAGCCCCAACCAGATCGACACCATTGAGTACGCCTATCTCGAGGGCCAGCAGGGCGCGTACATCGAGACGCGCAACGGCTTCGACGTCGACGGCGTCGAGATCAAGTGCCGGCTCGACTTCGGCGCCAAGGCCATCGACTGGCGCGGTCTCTACAAGAACCCGGGGGCATAAGCCGGGTCGTTCCTGACATCTCACCTCTGACGGGCGGTCAAATCGGGCCGCCCGTTCCTGTTTGCAAAGGATCCCGCTCATGAAAAACTACGTCCAGCCCGGCAACACCATCACGCTCGCCGCGCCCTATGCCGTGACCTCCGGCGACGGCCTGCTCGTCGGCTCCATCTTCGGCGTGGCCGCTGGGGACGCCGCCAATGCCGAGACCGTCGAGGTCGCGCTCACCGGTGTCTTTGACCTCAAGAAGGTCGCGTCTCAAGCCTGGTCGGCCGGTGACAAGGTCTATTGGGACAACACCAACAAGGAAGCCACCAAGACCGCCACGGGGAACACGGCTGTAGGCGTGGCCGTTGAGGCTGTTGCGGGCGGCGCGGGCGACTTGATTGGCCGGGTGCGCCTGAACGGCAGTTTCTGATGACCGCGTTTGCCGCCGTCGTTGATGCTCTGTTCGCGGATCCCAACCTCGGGCGAGAGGCGATCTACACCTCCGACGGCGGCGCGCCCGTGTTGGTGCGCGTCGTCTCCCGGCAGGCCGATTCGATCACCGACTTCGGCGATGCCCGGCTCTGGTCGGAAACGACGCGGGTCGACTTGCGCGTCGCCGAGGTGCCTCAGCCCCGTCCCGGCGACCGCATCGAGATCGACGGCGAGGCCTTCCTCATCCAGGGCGAGCCTATTCGCGACCGCGAGCGGCTCGTCTGGACCGTGGACCTGCGCCCGGCCTGACTGCAATGAAGCTGAAGCTCGACATCACCCCCGATCTCGTCGCCGCGATGGCCGCCGAGGTGAAGGCGGGCGAGAAAGCGGTAACCGCCGCGATGCGCGAGGCCGGGACCGGGCTCAAGACGGCCTGGCGCACCCAGATCACCGGCGCAGGGCTTGGCCGGCGGCTGGCGAACTCGATCCGCAGCCAGACCTACCCGAAGGCCGGCGAGAGTCTGAATGCTGCGGCGCTGGTCTGGTCGAAGGCGCCGGTCATCGTCGGCGCCCATGACACCGGCCCCTTGATCCGCTCGAAGGACGGGTTCTGGCTCGCGATCCCTCTGCCGGCTGCCGGCAAGGGCCGGCGCGGAGCAAAACTGACCCCCGGCGAATGGGAACGCCGACGCGGCCTGCGCCTGCGGTTCGTCTATCGCAGGCGCGGGCCGAGCCTGCTCGTCGCCGATCGGGCCCGCATCAACACCCGCGGTCAGGCGGTGGCCTCGCGCGCGAAGACCGGTCGCAACCAGGTCACCGCGCCGATCTTCCTGCTAGTGCCACAGGTCAGACTGCCGAAGCGGCTGGATCTGGCGCGGGATGCAGACCGGGCGTTGGACAGCGTGCCGGGGCTGATCGTGGCGAACTGGATTGACCGAAGGCTCTGAAGTGGAGCGTCTTTCAAGTTGCAGTCCGTCGCGCCATTGTATCTTCCGACTGCGTCCATCGCGAGGAAGGATATGGCTCTCACAAGGAATGTTGTTGATCGGCTTGTGCTCGGTTTCAGAACTGATGTTGCGAGGGCTGAAACGCTCTACGGAAGGATTGCGTTGGCTGGCGCAACGCGGAACGGCGACGGCACTTTTTCTTCTCTACGCCAGCCGGACAAAAGGGACGCTGCACAATTCATTTTCTTCGAGGTTGCCGCTCAGTTCGAACATTTCTGCAAAGAGGCATTCTTGATCGAAGTCCGTCATGAATTCGGCGTCCAGCCGAAGAGGGCCGTTCATGTTATGGGTAGCAGTGACAAAGGCCTTTCCGGAGTGATGGGCTGGGGGGCTCCAAAGATGCTTCAGGGCCGCGCCCGAAATCTTTTCGGGAAGAAAGGCTTCTTTGCTCGACTGGAGACGCGGCTCGGGCAGACAACTTATCAGCGGCTCAGTCATGCTCACAAAATCAGAAACCGCATCGCGCATTCAGGTGGCAATGCCAGCAAAGACTTCAATGCCATCCTCGGTAACCTCGGTGTCCCGGATGGGAGCCGCAAGGGGCTGAGTGTTGGGCGTCTTCTAATGGATTATCCAAACGGTGCGAACGCCAACGATAGATGGTTCTTCCGGCTGACAGGAGCGTATCGGACACTAGTCTATGATTTCGAGCAGTATTTTCATACCGCTATACCGCCTTGATGTGCGACTGAGGTAGAATGCCCACCCTTCGCGAATCCATCCTGACCGCGCTGCACGCGCGGCTCTCGGCGCTGCCCGCTACCGTCCTGCGCGGCGATGTGCTGCCCGAGCGTGTGCCGGCCGGTGGCCTGCTGATCCTGCGCGACGGCGAACCGGGGGAGCCCGAGGTGACGCTGTCGCCGCTCGCCTACCACTACCAGCACCGCGCCGAGATCGAGGCGGTCGTGCAGGGCACCGACCGTGACGCCGCATTCGACACGCTGACCGCCAGCATCGGCACGGCTCTCGCCGCCAACCGCACGTTGGGAGGTCTCTGCGACTGGGTCGAGGCGGAAGCGCCGCGGCCCGTTGACCTACCGGTCGAAGGGGCGGCGAGCCTGAAAGCGGCCGTCATTCCCGTGGTTCTGCACTATTCCACGGCCGATCCGCTGATCTGACCCAACCGACAACAGGAGAACACCATGGCACGCGCCCAAGGGGCGCGGTCGCAGCTGGCGGCCGCGTTCGAGACCACTTACGGCACCGCACCGGCCAGCGGCTTCATGCAGATGCCCTTCGCCAGCGCCTCGCTGGGGGCCGAGCAGCCGCTGCTGGCCTCGGAACTGCTGGGCTACGGCCGCGATCCGCTGGCCCCGATCAAGGACGCGGTCACGGCGGACGGCGACATCACCGTGCCGCTCGACGCCGAGGCGTTCGGCTTCTGGCTGAAGGCGGCGTTCGGGGCGCCGACCACCACGGGCACCACCAACAAGACCCACACCTTCAAATCGGGATCGTGGGCGCTGCCCAGCATGGCGATCGAGGTGGCGATGCCCGAGATCCCGCGCTTTGCCATGTATACCGGCTGCGTGCTGGATCAGCTGAGCCTGCAGATGCAGCGCTCGGGGTTGTTGACCGCCGACGTCAAGCTGGTGGCGCAGGGCGAAAGCGTCGCCACGTCGACTCAGGCCGGCACGCCCACCGCCTATGCCCTGCAGCGCTTCGGCCATTTCAACGGGGCGATCAAGCGAAACGGCACCGCCTTGGGCAATATCGTTTCGGCCGATCTGACCTACGCCAACAATGTCGAGCGGATCGAGACCATCCGTAACGATGGCCGGATCGATGGGGCGGACCCGTCGATTGCTGCGCTCACCGGCAAGATCGACGTGCGCTTTGCCGACACGACCCTGATGGATCAGGCGCTGAACGGCACCGCGGCCAGCCTCGAGTTCTCCTGGGTGATCTCGGCCAATGTCAGCCTGACCATCACCGCGCATGCGGTCTACCTGCCGCGCCCGCGTGTGGAAATCCAGGGGCCGCAGGGCATCCAGGCCAGTTTCGACTGGCAGGCGGCCTATGACAGCGTGGCCGGGCAGATGTGCACGGTCGTCCTCAAGAACCAGGTGGCGAGCTACTGACATGCTGACGCTCGATCTGTCCAATGAACCGCGTTGGCACGAGCTGGCGCCCGGCGTGCGTGTGCAACTGCGCCCGCTGACCACCGCGCTGATGGTGGCGACCCGCAGCGACCCGGCCGTGGAGGCGGTGCCGGAGGATGCCCCGGACGAGGAACGCGCCGTCGCCTTCGCCAAGGCGCTGGCGCGGCGGGCCGTGCTCGCCTGGGAAGGCGTAGGCGATACCGACGGCAACCCCATCGACCCGAGCGCGCAGGCCATCGACGCGCTGCTCGATATCTGGCCGATCTTCGAGGCGTTCCAGCTGACCTACGTGTCGAAAGGCCTGCTGCTGGAGCAGGAAAAAAACGCCTCCGCGCTCTCGCCGAATGGTCCTTCGGCGGGGGCGAGCGCTACTGCGATGGCTGCCAAGGGTCATGCCCGGACTGCCCGGCGCGATTGAACCGACCCGTAACTCATGAGGGCTGGCAGGTCTGGGATCTTGTCGGCCGCCTCGGCGGCCAGCTCCGCGTCCTGCCCGGCGCGGTGATCGGCTGGGACATGGGCGCGGCGCTCGTGCTCGGTAACGCCCTCGGCGTGCCTCCCCTCGTCCTGGCCGAACTTCTGCCCGTCATCGAGGCGGTGATGGTCGCGAAACTCAACGAACAGATGGAACATTCCGATGGCGGAAAAACGGGTTAGCGTCCGCCTTGCGGCGGTCGGCGGACGGCAGGTGCGCGCCGAGTTGGAAGGCGTGGGCGAGGCCGGCGCCCGCGGCTTTGGACGGCTGAGCCGGGAGATGGAGGCGGCCAACGCCCGGCTCGCGGGTTTCGCGCGCCGGGTGCGCGTGGCGGCGGCCGCCGCCGTGGCAGCCGCTGCCGCCGCTGGCGTGGCGATGATCCGCTCGGGGCTGCAGACGATCGACGCACAGGCCAAGCTCGCGCAGTCGCTCGGGACCACGGTCGCATCGATCCAGACGCTGGAACGCGCGGGCGAGCTGGCGGGCGTGTCGATGTCCGGCATCGAACAGGCCACCAAGGACCTGACGCGGCGGCTGAGCCAGGCGGCTGCCGGGACCGGTCCTGCCGCCGCCGCGCTCGACCGGCTCGGGCTCTCTGCGTCCGACCTGCTGGCCCTGCCGCTCGACGAGCGCGTCGGTGCCATCAATGCCGCCATCGAGGACTTCGTCCCCGCCGCCGAGCGCGCCGCTGTCGCGGGCCAACTCTTCGGCGAGGAAGGCTCCATCGCCATGTCGCGGATTGACACCGCGACCCTGCGCCAGGCCACCGAGGACGTGCGGGCCTTCGGGGTCGTCGTCTCGGAGCAGGACGCAGACCAGATCGAGCGCACGAACGATGCGATCTCCCGGCTCGGGCTGATCTGGCGCGGGCTGTCGAACCAGCTGGCGGTCGCTGCGGCACCCGCGCTGGAAGCTGTCGCCGATGCCATGGCGGCGCTCGCCAGCCGCACCGGCCCGCTGGGTATCGCGATCCGCGGTCTCTTCGACAACATTGCCCGCCTGACCACCTATGCCGCCACATTCGCGTCCTTCCTCGCCAGCCGCTGGGTCGCCGGGCTCGCTGCCGCGGCGCTGTCGGTCCGTGGCCTCGCCACGGCGCTCGTCATCCTGCGCGGGGCGCTCATCCGAACCGGCATCGGGGCGCTGATCGTGGGCGCCGGGGAGCTGATCTACCAGTTCACCAGGCTCATGCGCGGCGCGGGCGGCTTTGGCGAAGCGCTGGACCTCATGGGCAATGTCGCGAAGGAGGTCTGGGACGGGATCAGGGTCACCGTCACCTCCTTCGCCGACGATTTCCGGGCCATGGGCGCCGAAACGCAAGCGATCTGGCTGCGCCTCATGGCCTTCCTCTCGCAGAAATGGGCCGACTTTCTTGACCAGATCGGGCCGACCTTCAACGCGGTCTCCGAGCGGATCGGGGCCGATGCTCGCATCGACGTCTTCGGGGCGCAAAGCTACGCGTCCTTCCTCAACCACGCCGCCAGCAATGCAGGCCACCAGGCCGACGCGCTGCGTGCCCGCGCTGCAGAGACGCGCGCCCATGCCTTCGACGGCGTGCGGGAGGCCGTGGACGCGCTGCGGGCGGCAATGCGTGCAAGTGGCGAAGACGGCGCGGATGCGCTCGATGAGGCCACGGCGGCGGCCGACCGGGTGAGCGCCGCGCTGGATGCCGCCGGTGAGGCCGGCCGGGCTGCCGGCGCGGCCAATGCGGATGGGGCCGGCGAGGCAGCCACCGGCTGGGCAGCCGTCACCGCGACGCTGTCAGACTACGCCAGCAAGGCCCGCGACATTGGCGCCGATATCGGCCAGTCCCTCGTTGGCGCCTTCCGCAGCGCCGAGGACGCGGTGGCCGCGTTCGTGAAGTCCGGCAAGCTTGACTTCCGTGATCTCGTGACGTCGCTGATCGCCGATCTCACCAAGCTGGCTGCGCGCCGGTTCATCCTCGGGCCCATGGCCAATGCGCTCGGCGGGATCCTCGGCGGCGCTGGCGGGCTGTTGACAGGGGCGAAGGTGTATCACGCAGGCGGCGTGGTCGGCGCGGTGAGCGTGACGCGCCAGGTGCCCGCCTGGGTGTTCGCCGGCGCGCCGCGAATGCATTCCGGCGGCTGGGCCGGGCTCCGACCCGACGAGGTGCCGGCGATATTGCAGCGCGGCGAACGGGTGCTGTCGCGGCGCGAGGCGCAGAGCTACGGCGCTGGTGGCGGCGTCACCATCAACATCAACACCCGCGACGCGGAGAGCTTCCGGCAATCGCGCACGCAGGTCGCGGCCGACATCGCCCGGGCGGTGTCGCTGGGCCGCAGGGGGCTCTGAGCGATGGCGTTTCACGAGGTTCGGTTTCCGGACAATATCAGCCGCGGCGCTCGTGGTGGGCCGGAACGGCGCACGCAGGTCGTCGAGTTGGCCAGCGGCGGCGAGGAACGCAACGCCAGCTGGGCCAATTCCCGCCGGCGCTACGATGTCGCCTTTGGCATCCGGCGGGCCGACGATCTGGCGGCCGTGGTGGCCTTCTTCGAGGCGCGCAACGGCCGGCTCTACGGTTTCCGCTTCAAGGACTGGGCGGACTGGAAGTCCTGCCTGCCGTCCGGGACACCTTCGCCCACGGATCAGGCAATCGGCACCGGTGACGGCGTGACGACCGACTTCCAGCTGGTCAAGGCCTATGCCTCTGGCGGCCAGACCTGGACCCGAACGATCACCAAGCCGGTCGCAGGCACGGTCCGCGTCGCGGTCGATGGCGTGGAACAGTTCTCTGGCTGGTCGGTTGATACCACCACCGGCATCGTCAGCTTCACGACCGCCCCGGCGACGGGCGCCGCCATCACAGCCGGCTTCGCGTTCGATACTCCCGTCCGGTTCGATACCGACACGCTGGACGTCACGCTGGACATCGAACGCCTCGGCTCCATCACCGCCATCCCGCTCCTGGAGATCCGGCGATGAACGATTCCGGCAGTTTCCTCGACGCCGTGCTGCGCGAGCTTGCCACCTCCACGGCCGTGATCCTCGCCGCCTGGGGCGCGCTTGGCGGGGCCACCAACGCGCTGACCACGAAGATGCGCCTGCGCGATGCGCTTCGCCACATCCTGCTCGGCGGGCTGATCGCGGCCGGCATGGGGAGCCTGTCGATGGCCGTCATCACCTCCTGGCTGGGCCTGCCGCCGCAGGCGATCCCCGCGGGCGGGGCGGCGGGATCGGCGGCCTACCTGGTCGGCGTCTTTGGCCCGGCGGTGATCGAGCTGGTGCTGGCCCGGTTGCGCGATGCGCGGGAGGGCGGCGATGACTGAGCTTGTCCGTGTCCTGCGCGGCCTGCGGCGTCTCACCGACGACCCGCGCGATGCCTTTGCCCACCGTCTGCGCATTGGCCTCGCGGTCGCCGCGCTCATTCTGATCCTCTCGCTTCTGAGTATCCGTCATGCGCAAGCGCGATTTGCGACCCAGAAGCGATCTGCCTTGACGAGTGCGTTTGCGGTTTCGATCAGCTTGCGCATGAGGGCCACAAGGGCGACCTTGGCGGGTTTTCCGGCAGCGCGGAGCGCGGTGTATTTGGCCCTGAGATCCGGGTTGAAGCGCATGGCGACGAGAGCGGGCATGTAGAGCGCGTCGCGTAGCGGCTTGCGCCCGCCGCTGATGAAGGACTTGCCCTTCCACTGGCCGGACTCGCGGCAGTGAGGAACCAGCCCGGCCAGGCTTCCGGCCTGTTTGCGTCCCA